TCTATTGGAATCTGAAGTGATTTCCAAGTGTTTGAGAATAATTAATAAAGAAATATATTCAGAAGATGACACAACAGGATTTGAATCAGATATCGTCGAGGATAATTGAATTGGATTTCGAAATAACTGAAGCAGTTATAAATGGACACAAACCAACTCAAGACGACCGATATAGGTCTCACAGAGAAGAGTTAGAATTATTACGTTGTTTGTATTTTGGTTATAAATCTAAATTTTGTAAATATAAAAAGGGGTTTCACGGAACCCCTTTTATTTAGATTTTATTTCCACAAGATGGACAAAACTTGAAATTCTTTTTAACCTTTGTACCACATTCGGTGCAGTACCTTCTTATTTCCTCAGAAGTTTTATTCTTATTACCTATTGGTAAAATTTTGAAGTCATAGTACTTTGTGACAAGATGTGAGAAATTACTATAAGAATTCGATAAAGATTGATTAGATGTTCCACCCTTCTCGATTCTACCCGTTTCAATTTGATTTGACAAATAACTAACATTTGAAGTTGTTGTGAAAGTAGAAACGCCTGTATTACTCGTAGTGAATGTCATATTACCATAATAAGGCGAACCTGTGGTATTGACACCTGTCCACGAATTTAGTACACCTGACACATTAGAATAAGTGGATATCGGTTGTTCATTGTAGAATTCAATCCTGATATCCCCATTAAAATTAATTGCAGACCTATTCTCGTCGTTATCTTCTACTTCATAGGTACTGAACTCGAACTTCTTATTTGTGTCCAAGAATCGTTCTAAAAACACTCTCTGACCTGGATTAATAACCAAACCTGACTCTGAAATATAATCCCCGTTGATTTTTATTCTTGCGAGGACGGGTTTAGTGGTGGGGTTATGAAATTCAAATTCAAAATTATCACCATTCTCAAGAAAGATAATGTGTCCGTTGTAAATCTTAAGACGTGATTTGTTCTTTGTGATGTGAGCAGTAGGATTGCCCACCTTTGTTGTGTAATTCATTTTTTTTAATTTTATAATAGTTAATGACTACGTTACCAATACCTTCCTATCCGTGAATAGTACAACAGTCTATTAGACTGGGGACCGATAAACTAAAATCTATCTATAATTATAAAGTTTTTTTGAAAATCAGAAATATTTTATTTAGTTTTGTCCTAAATATTGAACGAATGAAAACAGTTTTATTTATAATTGCGATGTTATTTACATTCTCTTGTAAAGTTCAAAACACACAGGACTTCAGCAGTAAGAAATATCAAAAAAAGTTAAATAGAGTAACCAAGAAATTTATAAAAAAAACACCAAATTCAATTTTGAAAGACATTCAAGGGATTACTGTAATATATGATACAATACCAAATTAAGATTTTTTAATTTCCTTTCCGCATAAATCAGTTTCCAATATAACCTTTTCTGTCAAATCACCTCGTTTCATATTGACATTGGGGGCTCCGCTATACATTTCCTTGGAATCTTTTGTTTGTATTATAACCCATGGAGTGTCTGCATGTATACCTTTTTGATAGAATATACTGTATTTACCATCAGGACTCACTAATGGTACAATTGAAAGAACCAATTTATTTGCATTAGTGCTGCTTACTATTTTTTGGGCAAGTGGTCCATCTATTGTAAAAGTTTGTGAACGACGACCTGAAGCATAATGTTTGGGTCTACCATATTTTTCGAATGAATTATTTATTGTTTTTAAGTCATCTACGAATTTATCAACATCTTTATATCCTTTCTCTTGTGCTCTATCCTCAACCCAATTAGGATATGGTATTTGTTCTGGCGGTGTTGAATTTTGTTCGATATATTTTCTTTTTTGTTTTTCGTTATCTTTTACCTGACCTGAACTAACAAAATTTTCCCAATCTTTTTCTAACTTTTGTATTGTTTTTTCATACTTTACTTTTTCTCGTTCATTATTTCTATCTGTCACATTTAATCCGTAATCCATTACACTATTATTCAAATTAACTTCACCCAAACTAACCCCATTCAATTTTAATTCAAATATTGCCTCATCGCACTGATGACCTGTTTGACCCTTTTCCGGTAAATAACCTATCGTTATTTGCATACCAACAACACAATCATATTTTTTTTCCACAGAAATTATGGCTTCCACAAATTGTTCTGCATTATATTGGGCAACCTTTGTTGGGTCATTCAAATCTTTAACATCTGTATATGGGGTGTCTCCAATGACAGTTTGGGCTTTTGGGATATTTGGCATTTCAGATATCAAACCTTTTTTTAATAAAGTGTCAAAATATGATTTGAGAAATTCAACTAAAGAACTTCCTCGTCTTTCAGACAAAACACCTGGGTCTAACTTTTCCTTTGGTGTAACTTCTCTATCATAATTGTTTACTCTACTTTCACCTGCTCTTATCTGTATCGTAACCTTACTCCCTTTGTGCTGATTGATAAAGTTAGTTATTTTATTCAATTGTTGAGTTAGAGCATTTGTTTGATTTGTAGTTAGTCTCCATTTACCGGATTGCCAATTTGCATTCAAAGGTACTGTCTGAGTTTCTGTTTTTGATTCATTTTGTTCTTTGAGGAGATAATGGTTTTTTGTTGCATTTTCATGTAGATTCAAAATCCTTTTTTTTTCTTCCTCTAATAAATCCCAATTTTGCTTAATCATGTAGATAAATATCTTTAATAAATAAAAAAAGGGTCCCGAAGGACCCTTTGTATTTTTGGTTCAGACCATATTATCTCAACTCTTTCAAATCAAATGTTCTAACACCATCAACTGTAACTCTACCATAGAAACGGTTGTTAACCATTTTCTTAGCGTATCTAGTCATGATACCCTTGATAGGTGTGAAGTTGAATGGATTATACATTGTTGGAGTAAGTTGTAAAGGTACATATGGTGCGTAGATGTAACCAGTATCCAAAAGAGACGTTCCTTTGTGACCAAGAAGAACTTGGTTAGCTGGGAAGTATGGGTCTCTGTACACCTGATAACGACCAGCAAGAGTACCGATTCTTTCAATACCCATGTTGTATTGGTCTTGCTCAGGAGCCGCGTTTGAAACGTGGAAATACTCTAAGTCATCAAATATCGCAGAAATCTCAGAAGATACTACAATCCAGTTAGCACCACCTCTAAGAGTTGATTTGTGGATTTGTGCAGAGATTTGGTTGATAGCTGTGATAAGAGTTTGGTTCCAGTCTTTCTGAGTGTAAGGAACAGCGTTTGTTCCGAGTCTCTTCCAACCGTTGTAATCCCATCTTAAGTTCCAAGCTGCACCTTTTCTAAGGTCTCTCAAGATTTCTCTATCGATTTCAGCTGCAACTTGCTCAGACAATAAAGCTGTCAATTCAGCTTCAGCGTCGATGTTGTGGAATGCTGCAACGTCTTGTGCCATTTCTGGTGACCATTGAGCTCTTAATTTTCTTTCAGTTACAGAAACTGTTACAGATTGAAGGTCAAAAGAAACCTCACCAATTCTGTCTTCGAATTCAAGATTCTTGTAGATTCTGTAAGTAGCTGTGAACGCGTTGTTTACAACCGCTGTAGATGCGAATGTTGAACCAGAGTAACCGTCGATTGAGTTAGCACCAACAGCACATGGAACTTGAAGGTCAACTTCCAAGTAAATGTTACCGTTAACATCACAAATATTGTCATACTGACCACCATCTGTCAAAGATGAAGGGAATGTCAAAGATGTGTTGTTATTACCGTACTGAACAATACCTTTACCATATCTTTGAGTTACTACTCTGAAAAGATAAGGGTTAGATGTGTTAGCTGAAGTAGTCGCATTTCCTGCAACACCATAAATTGTCAAATCAGACAAGAAAGCTTCAGTGTCAATTGGGTTACCGTCAGGGCCAATCAATTTACCAGCAGCTTCAGTAGCGAAACCTGACATGATAATAAGAACTTTTCTATAAGCGTCTGAAGTGTAAGCTGCAGGCTCAAGGTTCAAAGTTGTATTATTCCATTGTGCAGTTGTAACATCAGCTGTGATAGCAGAAAACTGACCTTTAGAATAATCAAACAAACCTGGAGGGTCTAAAGCTGGTTCAGTACCTTCATAAAATCTATCATAAAGGTCTCTTCCTTCGTTCCAGTTGTAACCAGAATTAGGGTCAGTTGGACCATTAGGTGCTCCGTAAGGTGCGTAATGCTGATTAGCGGCGTCTTGGTAGTTCTGAATTTGTGGTACAAAATAGAACAATTTACCGATTGGTAAGTTCATAGCTTGTACAGACACGATGTCGTTAGCCAATAATTTAGAGAAAACTCTTCTGATAATTGGAAATACAACAGTTTCAAATGAACCTGAGTCTGATGTTGTAGATGCCTCATTAATCAAGTGTGATGCTTGGTTTTCATAAAGCTGAGCTACATTTTCTTTTTGATGGCCTTTCAATCCTTCGAGGAAACCAAGGCTATCCCATTTGTTGATAGTATCTTCTTTGATAACTTTAAGGTGCTTAAGACCAATGTTACCAACGAGACCTGATTCTAATAATGCTCCCATTTTTTTGTTTTTTTGTTTTTATTTATTTTTTATTATCTAACCTTCGTAATCAAATCTCTGATTCTCAAGAACTGAGGATTCTCATAAGTTTTGTTTTCGATTAGAGTTGTTGATGAACCTGTTTGAACACTTTGATTTAATTTGTTTTCTACAGTTTCATTCAATGATTTAGATTCGGTTTGATTCAATTCATCTTTTACAATCTTGTACAATGACTTAGATTCTTTCAAAGATTGAACATTATCAAATCTTCTGAGAATATTAATTTTCTCCTTCTTAGTTGTAGAATGTTCAGTAAACAATCTTGTTGCGTATGCCAAGTTAGAATTAAAGATAGCCACTTCATTGAGTTTTTCTCTGAAAACATTCAAAGCCTTTCTATACTCTTCATTCTTTTCTCTCAACATTTTAACTTCTTGTTCTAAGTTCTCGAAAGTAAGATTTCTGTTAGGAGTAATACCTTTTCTTAAACCTCTACCTTCTTTTGAACCCATACCGTAAGTTCTGGAAGCTTCCTTAGTCTCAACTTTTTTTACAACCTTGGATTTACCTTCCATGTTCTCACCTTTCTTGTATTCGAATTTTGCTTTCCCTGTACCCATAGTTTTTGGTCCTTCTTTTTTGTCTTCTTTGAAGCCACCAGAAGTCTTCTTATATGAGAATTTAGGTTTTCCAATTCCAACACCTTTAGGTTTAACTGACATTTTACCTTCTTTTGTTTCTTTCTTTTTTGTTTTTTTGTGACTATAAGTCTCATTCATGTGCCAACCTTCATCTTCTTCGGCTTCGTCCATTTCTTCTTCAGACTCGTCCATTTCTTCTTCAGACTCGTCCATTTCTTCTTCAGACTCGTCCATTTCTTCTTCAGACTCGTCCATTTCTTCTTCAGACTCGTCCATCTCTTCTTCAGACTCGTCCATCTCTTCTTCCTCGTCTTCTTCATCATCAGATTCTTCGTTGAATTCGATTTCGTAAACAACTTCGTCATCTACATCCATCTCGTCCTCAGAATCCATTGAAGAACCCATGTCAGAATCCATTGGTTCGTCGGAAAAAATTGCATCAATTACGTCTTGTACTTTGTCATCAGATACTTCTTCATTGTATTCCATAGCTTCATAATTTTCTTCTTCGGATTCACCGAGTTTTACTAAATATTCTTCATCTGTTTCGTTATCTTTCAAATGAATATCTTCACCGTCTTTCTTTACGATAATTCCATCATCTTCTCCCATAGCTTTGAAAACTTTCAAAAGTTCTTCTTCATCTTCTACGTGAGTCAAATCAATTGGAGTATCGTCATCTGATGGTAAATCCATATCTTCGTCATCCATAGATAATTCTACTTCTTCAGAATCCATACTATCATTATCAACTTCAGTATCTTCTACATCAGTATCTACGTCTAATTCTTCCTGTTCAGAAAGAGATTCTTTTACAAGTTGGCTGATTTCTTCCTTCATAGTCGAAGCAAGTATTCCTTTTGCATTTTCGGCGATTACCTCTTCAACATTTTTCATTTGAATGAGTGCCTCTTCAACAAGATTCTTATTTTCTTGCATAGTCGTGTTATTTTTATTCAATAAATAGTTCCATTATTGAAAAAAGTTTAATTTTCAGACTATTACAAATACTTTTCTTTGTTGCAAAAAAAAAGTGGTCAGATTTGACCACTTTAGATTTTGACTATTTTTCGATTACTTCATCTATTTTACTTTCGGAGACTGAAGTTATTCTCCAATCGTATGAAAAATTTTCATACAATTTTGTAACCTTAGCCTCAACATCTGTGACGGTATAACCTCTCACTAATTTTTCTTCTCTAATTTTTTTTATCTTACCGGTGTTCTCATCCGGCAAATCATAAGTGATTTTTGATACAAAGTACTTTTCATCCATATTTTTTATTTTGATAAATAATCGGATAATTTTTTCATCAAATCAACAGATTTAGATACACTACTTGAAGAAATTGCATTCATCTTTTTTTCTTCTTCTAAGTTTTCGTCGTATTTTTCTCTGTCGTCAACGTTATCAAATAAATAAGCTCCAGGTGTGGAAGGAGAAGATACCAAATCAAAACATATTAATTCAAAGTCATCCTGAACTTCATTTCTTTCACCAACTTTTTTCAAAGTCCCTACCCCCCTTGAGGATACTCCCATCGTTACACCTTGTCTCAATAAATTCGCTGCAATATCTCCTTTAGTTGTTACAATTCCACTTTCGTGAAATCCTGGTGAAGTCAACAACTTCAATTTACCCATCAAAATATTTTTATCCCACCAAATGTCTGTTATGATATGTGAGACCCTATCCAAATCAATCAGAGATGATTCAGGGTGATTCAACTCCGATGTTGATAATCCTTTTTGAATTAATTTCTTATATTTGTCTGCCTCTCTTTTTAATATTTGTTCAGGATATGTTCTACCATTTCTATTAGGTACATCATGTTTTTGAAGTACAGCATAAAACTCAAACGGATTTCTATAATCTAAGTTTTTACCTTCTTTCATCAATTTGATATTTATTTCGTCCATAGGAGAAACAAACCCCGCATCCATTTCAACTAAAATTCCGTGACCTGTCTCATGTGACTCCAATATTCTTAACTTTTTCATTGAATTTTCTTAATAAATATCCATTGATACTAATACTTACTTCTTTGTCAGTGAAAAATCGAAATATGAATTCTCAGAAATATTTGTTTTTTGAATGTTTTTGACAATTCTTTTGACTGAATCTTTAAGTTCGTTGGATTTGAAATCTAACTCTTTATCTAAAAAAAGATTTATTTCTAAATTGAAAAATGATTTTTTTCCTGATGAAATCCCACTTGTTCGTAAATCTAAATCAACTATGGAATTTTTATTAAAGATGTGAGTTGGTATCGATTCAAATACTGTATGTTTTAATTCTCTACTTAAATTACCAACAACTCTATTCCAGTTGTCGAGTTCTTCTTTGGGTGATACCCATGATTGAATGTTTATATATAATGATTTCAAATTTTTAGAATCTACCGTACCATACGTAGACTTGAATAAATTAGATAAATTCATTTTTACACTTTTCCCTTTTTTCATCAATTTTCATATTACTTGTGTTTATTTTTTTATAAACATAAGATATACTGACTTAAGTGTCAAAATTTTAATAAAAATCGCGATATTTGTAATATATGTTAATCATTGAAATTAAAGGAAAGGACAGTATAGAAAGAGCTCTCAAAACTCTTAAATCCAAAGTAATTAAAACTAAACAGCAACAAAAGTTGTTGGAAAGAAAAGAGTATGTAAAGAAATCTGTAGTTAAGAGAAAACAGATACTAAAGGCGATTTATACTCAAAAAATTAAAAACTCTTAGAGAGACTCAGTAAGTTTTTTCAACTTCAGAAAGTTGAGTTGGGTGAAAGTATCTCCTTGTATTTTCGAGATGGTTTCTTGTAATTTACTTTTTGTTTCAGAATCACTTTCTGATTCCACCATTGGTGTCAATTTACTTATCGCACTTTCTTTTAGAATATCAAACTTATTTTGAAGTTCATTAGAATCCTCTTTCAAAATTTCAAAAAGTTCTTTCTTAGAATTTTCATCCAAATTTTCTACATATTTTTGAACTGTCTGATTAGCAATCTTTACCATGGTTGATAAAGGTATTTGAATTGTTTCTTTGGATGATTTCTGAGATTCGGTCATTAATTTATACAACTTTTTCTTTAGTTCCATCCTTTCTAAAATAGAAACTTTATTTTCAATATACACCAACTCATCTATAGTTTTGTATTTGTTTTCTACCTTTGATTCGCCAACTATTTTAGGTAACTTTACTTTAGGGAGTAATTTTTGTATTAAAGAAATTCCTTCAGATACAAATTCTTTTGCGTCTTGCTCACTCAAGCTTTGTGGTTTGGATAAATCATCGTAGAGAGAATAAATCTTAGAAATCTCCTTATGATTCAAAATATTCTGCTTGAATTCATTCATTGCTTTTTTGAAAGATTTTTCATCTTTGTAAGATTCCAAAAGATTCTCTTCTATTATTGATTTTACTAAACCGAAAGTCATGTGTTTTCTATATTTGAATATAAATATTACTAATTTAATAACTTATCTAATTCTTTCTCCATTTCTCCCAAAGAATTTTGACCTTGTTCCAAATCGATGAAAGATTTACCTTTCAAAACGTGATTTTCGACCAAAATATTCATTTTTTCTTCTGTACCCTCAGGAGTTACAGCAGCTTCTCCACCGGCTGGTGCAGGTTCAGGAGGTAATGCTGGTGGTATTTCAGATTCTGGTGAAACACCTACTTCACCCCCAAAAGACGCTTCCGCGCTTGCTGAAACAGTACCACCACTCGCTTGTCCATAAAGCTTATCGATAGAATCGAATAGACCTGTTTTACTTATGACTGTTGGTGTTTGTTTTAATTCTTCACCAATTGCTCTTTCCAATCTCTGCTGCATTAAATCAACTCTGATTTCTTCATCCGAGAATCCAAATATGTGTTTTTTAGCCCATGTTGAAGAAGTAGCTTGAATACCGTTTCCTGGGTCCGCAACCAAGTCCTTATATAGGAGTATTTTCTCTTTCCAAACATCGATTTTGAGTAAGTCTGCTTGTGTAGACGGATTTGTAAGACCCAATGTAAAGTTCGAGATTTCATCTTCAAAACCTAATAAGAAAAGATGTATGATTGCGATTTTGTTAAGTTCCTGAATCATACATTTCTGTATCCTATTAATTGTCCTTGCAAAACGAATGTCTTGTAAAGATAAGTTTTTACCATCACCAACAACTTCTTCAAAACCCAAAAAGGCTTTAGGTACTCTTAAAGCTGTTAATAATTTTTTCTGAATATATTCAATATCCGCAATCTCAGATAAGTTCTGAGCTCCAGGTAAAGTTTCAATTGGACTTGGTGATGCAGGGTCCCTTACAGGTACAAAATAATCTTGGTCAACCGCCATTTGATTGAACCTCAAGTCAACATTTCCCGTTTTTTGGTCTACGATTTGTTGTCTTTTGAACTTATCTGCAACACGATTAACATAAGCCTCAACATCGTTATCGTCCATGTTACCAACAAATACTTTGAATATTCTTCTTTCTGGTGCTCTTGATGTTCTATAAATCATCATAGCATCTTCAGAAAGTAGAAGTTGTTTCCATATTCTTCTTGCCTTTTCCAACATAGACGTACCGTAAGGTAATTTTCTATCATCACCTAATAACCTGAAGTGAGCAACTTCCCATGTTTGGAATGTCATGTTTTTGGACTTCCATTCAAAACTGAGAGCTTTCTTAGCTTCAGATTTACCCAAATTGACCGCATGTTTGTCAGTCATTCCTATTTCATGTCTCTCTATTTCAATGTTTGGAAGTTGTTGACAACCTACAATACCTTTTTCAGGGTCCAATTTCAAAAAGACAAAGTTATCTCCAAACTTACAAGTATTTCTTGTCCACATCGGTAAGTTTGTATTTATATCTAAAGTGTTGTTGAACAAATCAGCTAAAACCGCTTTTATTCTTTTTGATTCAGAATAAATTTGAAGTATGAATCCATCCTCGTTAACAGTTGTAGACTCCTCTGCATAAATGTCCAATGCTGCAGATATCTCTGGCGTATATTCCATAGACTCATAGTCATAAGTTGCAGATAACCTCGATGGTTCATAAAATATTGCTTGGGTATATAAATTGTTTTCTACTTTAGTCCACTGATTAGCCAAATAGAAAGTTTGCTGAGCTTGTAGTTTTTCTCTTTCGTACTCAGCTCTATCTTGAGTTCTTAAAAGTTCTTTTTTGTCAAATTTGAAGGTGGGGTAATCTTGACCCAACAAAGAATTAGGTCCAAACGCTTTACCAAGTCGTTGCCATACCGTTAAATTATTTTCCGCCATTTTACAATTTTACTTTACTGGTTGATAATATAAATAGTTATCATCAACAGAACAACCATCTATATTTCTCGTAATCATCACGAGCCGGTCCTTGGTTTGGAAAATATTGTCTTTTTTGGTCGGTTTGTGGCATCATTGGATTAAAAAACTGTGATGAATTTTTATTTTCATTCACTGAAGTGGACCAAGAATTTATCATCGCCTTTGTATGATTTACGTTTTTTGTTAGTTGTTGAAACGATTTTTCCGCAACATAAGTCGCCATCGAGATTCCCATGATACAATCATCATGGTGACCTTTTTGATGGTCGGGTCTTCCGTTGATATACACAAAAGTATTCATCTCATTGTATAATCTAGTAGACCTTACTTTGAATCCATGTCTAACAACTTCTTCGAATGATGCAATAATTTGTACACGTTTACTATTGAAATTTATTCCTGGAATTTTTTCATTCAATTTAGGGTCCCATTTCCACTTATTAGTACTTTCTGTTGTGTCAACATATAAACCCTTATAATTTAGTTCTTGTAATTTTCTAGCAGTCGCAACTCCCATTCCTCCTGTCAAATCCACAACACAAAATGCGTCATACATGGTTCCCCATTTATAGGCTATCTCGGCAACTACGTCAGGCGGAACTTTAGCAACGTATTCTAAAACTTGTTCATTCTCATCAAAGTCTATAATTTCTATACATGAAAAATCTTCAGAGTCACCTCTTGAAACGTCAACACCCATTACATATTTGTGACCAACTACAGGTTCTTTCCAAATCCATAATGAACCACCCATTAATTTAGCACCAGGTTCTTGTAAAGTATTTTGTGAGATATTCTGTAGTACTTCTGATTCAAACACGTTATCACCAGAACCCAAGAAGTTACATTCCAACTCTTGAGCCACCTTTCTCCTATCATACTTTAATTTTTTAACCATTCCTTCAAACCATGAAGAACAAGGTTTGTAACCTTGTTTGATGTACTCGGTCACTATAGAATGGTCACGTTCGTAAGGTTTATCAGTTGATAAATCAATCACAACATCATCTTTGTATTCTTCCCTGTTTAACAAGTAATGTACCAAATCTGTTGTTTTGACCATATACAAATCTCTTGTATATCTCGGGTCACGATACCAAAACATTTCAGATATTTTGAAATCATTCATATTTCTGAGAGCTTGGTCATATATTTCGTAGTATATTGGGTCGTATCCGTTAGGAGTGGATACAACAATAACTTTACCACCTGTAGAAAGTGAAGCCATACATGCAGACCAGAAATCTCCGTCTGCATCAATGAACGCCGCCTCATCGAAGATAAGAATAGTCGGAGTATAACCTCTCAGTGCGTCTTTGGATGTTGCAACAGCTTTGACCTCACAATCATTTGTGAGCTTGAAATGTCTTTGTGAATTTTTTTCTGCAGAAAATCCAACACCAACCCATGATGGCCATTGTTCTGTGAATGACCTAATTTTATTAGCCATTTCCACAGATGTATCTAACTTATTGGCAATTATCAGAACCTTTTCAGGTTTTTGTTTTTTCGCAAAAACTAATTTTTTAGATGCCCAAGCAGCGGTTACCGTTGAGACACCCGCTTGTCTATATTTTAGTGCAATATTTTCGTTGTATTTTTCGTAGTCCTCA